CCATTTAACAATGACGGTTATTGTGTATCCCCTGGGCACGGCGACGAATGCACCATTTACGGCGATAAAGATTTTAATAAATACCTTGACGCCGTATACAACGAAAGTTTACCCGACGTTCTGCGGGCAATTGCACAGCAATTAATGATTATGAAATGGGGCAAAAATGAAACTGATTGATGCTGATGCACTGAAAGAGGACATCGAAAGATTCTATAGACCGTTGTGTGATGGTTCCCACATGAAAGACTTTGTGCTTAACCAGATTCTTACAGATATCGGGAATGAAGTAACGGTGGAAGCTTCGCCGGTCATATATTGCAAAGACTGCATGTATCAGAAAAAACACAAAGCAATCTTCTATTGTGACCTGTTCAAAGAATGGGAGCCTTTAGGCGAAGACAACCAGTTCTGCAGTAATGCAAGGAGGCGAAACAATGAATGACAAGGTGCTCAGCTTCAAATGCGACTTGGAAAACTACAAGCACATCAAAGCGCTGCTGAACGAACGCAAACAGGAGCTGACCGAAGTCATCTATCTCATGCAGGGAGTGAAGGCGGTGCAGACTTCCGGAATGCCACACGGTCAGCCGGACGGCAAAAGCCGGGTCATTCAGTACATGCCACGCAAGGAATTCATTGAACAGGAGATAGTCAGACTGGTCGATCGTATCGCCTATGTCGATGATGTACTGGAGTGCATGGCTGAGTTCGAGAAAAGCGTTCTGCTGCAACATTACTTCAACGGCAAGACATACCAAGAGATTGCGGACGATATGTCTTATTCCGAATCCTGGCTACGGGAGAAAGTGTATAGGGGAATCGCACTGGCAATCGAGCGCTACGAAAGACAAGCGTCACACCGCTCAGAAAATGATTTATAGTGTATACGTAAAAATTTGGCGAAGAAGGAAGGGCACGGAACACCTTCCTTTTTTGTACATCTCCCGACCGGGTCGGCGCACCTCCATATTCCCTCTCAGTTCTTTCTTCATTTCTGTCTGCTGATCCGGTCAAAGAAAGGTAAATCATGGATGACGATGTAATCGATTTGAGCGATGAGAAAACATTCAAAGAAGAAATGCGCCGGTTAGATCGTGAAAGCGTCTGCCCATGTGCATATTGCATCAAGCGTCTGACCTGTGACAGACCGCACTACTGCATCGACTACAAGGCATGGCGGAAGAAGTATCTGCAGAGGAACTGGCGAAGATGAGAAACAGACCCGATATGGACGGAGCGTTCCAGTCCCAGTATCACAAGATCCGGAAGCAAGTGCTGGCAGAAGAAAGCATCTGTGCAATCTGCGGACAGCCAGTTGACAAAACTTTGAAGTTCCCTCATCCAATGAGCGCAACCGTGGATCACATTATCCCGGTAGCCAAGGGGGGACACCCGGCGAGCAGGGACAACATGCAGCTGGCGCATCTGATCTGCAACCAGGTCAAGTCGAGCCGTCTAACGATTGAAGGAAACAAACCAAAGCAAGAAGCAAAAGAAGTCGGCAACAGAAACTTACCGCAATCAATGAATTGGAGCGTTTACAGGGGGGCATAGTCCCCTCCCCGTGGTCAGGCTTCGAACCGCCGCCGTGACTCGGTAAATATCTCGCAGAAATGTGTGGGAGAGGTGAAAGATGAATGAATTAAGAGGCATGCCGTATCTCAAGAACAAGCTGACTCTGAAAGAGCCACGTGTGCAGCTGAGATACAAATACTATGAACAGAAAGCAAAGCAACGGGAAAAGGGACTGCTCGTTCCACCCTGGCTGAAAGGTATGTATGCTGCAACCCTGGGCTGGTGCGCCAAGGCTGTCGATGGTCTTGCCGATCGGTTGATCTTCGAAGGCTTTGAGCCTGGCACGGATTACTTCAGCGCACAGCAGATCTTCGACATGAACAACCCGGATATCTTCTTCGATTCTGCGATCAGGGAATCGCTCATCGCCAGCTGTGCTTTCGTGCACGTTTCGCACGGAGACGGGGAAGAACGCACACCGAAGCTGTCGGTTCTTACAGCTAAGGACGCAACCGGCATCATAGATGAGTTCTCAGGATTGCTCAAAGAAGGCTATGCGGTACTAGACAGAGACACAGACGGAAGACCAGTCTTGGAAGCGTACTTCACGCCGAAGTACACCGAGTACTATGAGCACGGTGTGGTGATCAACAGGGAAGAGAACCCTGGGCTTTATCCGTTGCTTGTGCCGGTGGTCTATAAGCCATCATCGGAAAGACCGTTCGGTCACAGCCGTATCAGTCGGGCTGCAATGTACTATCAGCAGTTCGCCATGAATACCATGGAACGTGCTGAAGTGTCTGCTGAGTTTTATTCATTCCCTCAGAAGTATGTGACCGGCTTAGATCCGGAAGCCGACCCGATGGATACATGGAAGGCAACCATGTCTTCATTCCTTCGGTTTGATAAGGATGAAGCCGGTGATTCTCCGAAGCTTGGGCAGTTTACACAGCAGAGCATGTCGCCATACACGGAACAGCTCCGGATGTCGGCAGCAATGTTCGCCGGTGAAACTGGTCTGACTCTTGACGATCTGGGATTCGTTACAGACAACCCAAGTTCAGCAGAGGCAATCAAGGCAGCGCATGAATCACTGAGGCTGATTGCAAGACGAGCACAGAAGTCATACGGCACCGCATTCACAAATGTAGGCTATGTGGCTGCGTCACTCCGGGATGAACAAGATTACGCACGTTCATTGACTGCGGATATCAAGCCGATGTGGGCACCAGTGTTTGAACCAGATGCAGCAATGCTTTCCACGGTCGGAGACGGAGCGGTGAAGATCAATCAGGCAGTTCCTGGTTACTTCAGCAAAGACAATCTGCGTATGCTGACCGGCATCGAAGCAGATGAGACTGAAGACGAGCTGATTGGACTGGAAGAAAATGAGTGATTTCGGTGAGAATCTGCTTAGATCCATCTCGGAAGCGTTCACCAAGAAGGTGAGATCCGACAGGAAACTAAGGCAGATTGCAAACAGAGTGCGTGATGGCACTGATTATGCAGTTGCAAACGAGTACGCTGTGCGAATCGGCGAAATGCTTTCTGATTCGATTCTAGGCGAGACAGGTTCACTTTCCTACATGTCGCATGAGGTCGCCGAAGAGGTTCTGACACCATTGCTGACAGCTGACCATGATCTGGTCGCCGATGTCTGTGAAACGATACAGACAAACATGAACAAGGCAAACGGTATCGGTCTTGCGCCACAGGTTCCGAAAGTCGATACGGATCGTATCAACGGATTTGTTGATAAGGTCGCCAGTTATGATGAGTACGATAAAGCCAAGTGGATGATGAAAGAACCGCTGGTCAACTACTCGGAAAACACGGTTGACGATGCGGTCAGAGACAATGCGAAAGTGAGCGACAAGGCAGGTATTAAGACAACCATAGTCAGAAAGGCTGAAGCGTATCAGCGTATCGAGCGCAAAGGAAAGCGGAAAGGGTCTTACACGATCCCCTGCGACTGGTGCAAAGCGCTGGAAGGCACCTATGACTATTCGACAGTGAAGAACACAGGCAACGATGTCTATCGTAGGCATGACGGCTGCCGGTGCACGGTAACCTTCACCCAGGGAACAAAGCGACAGGATGTGTGGTCGAAGGCGGTTTGGACTGATGAAGATGCAAAGAATTCGGCGAATCTGATCGAGCAGAAGCAAGCTGAGCAACAAGCCAAGCGTGACGAACAGATCCGGCGGACGCAGACAAGAAAAGGCATCATCGAAGAAGTTCAAAAGCAACTTGGCTACTCCGATCGGGGCGCTTCCATCTTTGTGAACCAGTACAAAGATGACATTGACCGCTTCGGCATCGGCTACATGATTGACTACGCAAGAAATCACAGACTGAATTACAGATAAGGAAGTAGGAGAATGGCAGAACGTTATGGTCGCCAGACTCCGACACAAACCGTTGTTTTACCGTTCCAAACGAGCAAAGGAACAGAAGCATACACGCTTTATGAACAGTCAGGGCGCACGGCTCTGGACTGGCAGAAGCTGCTTATCACAGATGTCATGGCACAGAACGATGACGGACTGTGGACTCATCAACAGTTTGGGTATGAGGTGCCTAGGCAGAACGGCAAAGGTGAGATCCTGACCATGAGAGAGATGTGGGGACTGGTGAACGGTGAGAACATCTGTCACACCGCACACAAGACATCGACATCACATGCTGCATGGAATCGATTGCTTAAGCTGCTTACCGCAGCCGGTTATGTCGAACTTGGCAGAGCCAAGAAGGGACAGGCACCGCCAGATAGATCGTTCAAGGCAACGAAACAGTACGGTCTTGAACAGATCATGCTGACGAACGGTGGCACAGCCGTCTTCAGAACGAGGACGGAAGCCGGGGGAATCGGCGAATCGTTCGACTTACTGGTCATCGATGAAGCCCAGGAATACACCAGCACACAACAGGCAGCGCTGATCTACACGATTGCAGCGTCTCCGAATCCGCAAACGATATTCTGCGGAACACCGCCGACCATATCTTCTAAAGGCGATGTCTTCGTGAACTATCGCAAGCGTGTGCTTGCCGGTCAGACAGAAGATGCCGGTTGGGCAGAATGGTCAATCTATGCCGAGCCGGAAGACATCCGTGATGTAGACCTATGGTATGAAACGAATCCTTCTATGGGTTACATCCTTAGAGAAAGAACCGTGAGATCTGAGGATGTCAGCAACCATCTTGATTTCATCATCCAGCGCCTCGGTTACTGGCACAGCTATGAGCTGAAGTCAGAGATTACCGAAGCCGACTGGAACACGCTTAAAGTAACCGGCTTGCCTTCATTCAGGGGCAAGCTTTTCTGTGCAGTTAAATTCGGATCAGACGGCAAGAACGTTTCGGCGAGCATTGCGGTGCGCACCGGAGACGGGAAGATCTTCGTTGAAACGTTGGACTGTCGACCGCAATCAGACGGCTTTGATTGGCTGATTCAATTCATCTGTACGGCGCAACTTGAAGCGGTGGTGATAGATGGCAAGGGAAAAGGTGAACTGCTCTGGAATGCCCTGCAAACGAGGCACACAGGGGCACGTATCGTACAGCCTACAGGACAGGAAGCAGTCACAGCTTATGCAGCGTTCCGACAGGCTGTGGATGATGAAACTCTGTGCCACAATGGCCAGCCGTCAGTAACACAGGCGGTCAGCCACTGCGAAAAGCGTTTGATTGGCAGCAATGGAGCATTTGGCTTTAGATCCATGAAGGACAGCATCGATGTAAGTATCGTTGAATCCCTGGCATTTGCTTATTGGATATGCTCAACCACCAAGGAACGGAGAAAACAAAAGATTGGGTATTAGGGCGCCACTCCGTGCCCTTTTACATAGTTACGCAGACACAGCGGTTAATAGTGGAAGGAGAAAAACATGGCTGAATTTAAAGTAATCGACACACAGGAAGAGTTCGACAACAGGATCAAGGACAGACTTGAAAGAGCCGAGAAGAAGGCAAGGGAAGAATTCACCGGCTGGACATCCCCAGACGATCTGGCGAAGCTTTCAGAGGCACACAAAGCCGAGATCGAGAAGCTGAACAATGCGCATGCTGAAGCAATGAAGAAGTATGCGGATTATGACAAGAAGTTCAAGGAGATGACCGGTCAGATCCATGCTTATGAGGTGGCAAGCCTCAAGAGCAGAATCGTACATGAGAAGAATCTTCCGTATGATGCTGTCGAGTTCTTGCAGGGTGAAGATGAAAAAACCATCAGCGAAAGTGCAGAACGGTTATCCAGAATGACCGGCAGCACAAACTTCGGTATCACACGTAACACTGAAAAGGCATCAGGAGATGCCAAAGACATGGCACTGAAAGAAGTGCTTGAAAAGCTACCTAAACGGTAAGGAAAGGGAAAAAATGGCAAACGTAATCACAAGAGGAACAAATCTTCCTACACAGATCGTTGAAGAAATGTTCAACGCAGTTGTTGGCGAATCCGCTCTGGCTAAGCTTTCCGCTCAGCGCCCGATTCCGTTCAACGGCACTACAGAAATGGTTTTCACCCTGGACAAAGAAGCTGACATTGTCGGCGAGAATGATCCAAAGAGCAATGGCGGTGGCGCAGCTGCACAGAAAGTAATTCGCCCGGTCAAGTTTGAATATGGTCTCCGTGTTTCTGATGAATTCCTGTACGGCTCCGAAGAATATCGCCTGGATATTCTCCGCACATTCGCTGAAGGCGCTGCAAAGAAGTTTGCACGTGGCTTCGATATTGCTGCAATGCATGGACTGAATCCGAGAACCGGCACTGCTTCCACAGTTGTTGGCACCAACAATCTCGATGCTCAGATTCCGAACGCAAACAAGATTACCTATGCTGCAGCTACAGCAGACGCAAACATCGATGCTGCTATCGCAAAAATTGACACTGTAGGCGCTACTGCAAACGGTATCGCAATCGCTCCGGCTATGCGTTCCGCACTGGCTGCCATGAAGGCTGATGGTGCTCCGCTGTACCGTGAATTCAGCTTCGGTGCACATCCGGAGACACTTGGTGCTATGACCCTGGCTGTCAATGGCACTGTAGCTACAGGCGATGTTGCTTTGGCTTATGTCGGTGACTTCTCTGCATTCCGTTGGGGATATGCGAAAGAGATTACGCTGGA